GGATAGTACCGTCAAGCGAAAGGTCAAGCTCCAGTTTGAGGAAGTGAATAGATTTCTTCTTACAAAAAGACCCCGTTCGTTTTTAGTACTCCGACAGATAAAAATTGATATCACTGTCAAGAGTATTATGATTAGCAGAAAGAAACCGAAGAAATCAAATGACAACTTGGTGCATGATGGCATCGTGGTGGAACCTGAGGAGACAATTGAAGTAATTCCTCGGGGTGAAGCAAATATACGCGATTCTATTCTTGTTGCCAAATGTCATGCTGTCTCTTACCTAGATGCAAGCGGTGAGGATAAGTATGGCAATTATGTCTACTATGAAGGCTTTGGTGACCCTTATGATCTTATTCTTGAGGCGATCGATAGTCCTAAGTGGATGGCAGTCAATGTAACTTGGGCTAGAGCCAAATTGGCTGCTACGTCCCGTGATTTCTTTGGAAGTTTTGAGCCTTACGGTCCTGTCCGTGAAGTAGTCAGACAGTCTATCCCTGCTCCTTACTTGGATGAGTATGATGGTGCATACGTTAATAGCTGCGGTTCTTACGTTGGTATGTACAAACTTAGAGACAAAATGCGTGGGAAGGTTCTCAATGGCAAGATTCAAGTTTCCCATGACTTCCCTGCTGACACTATTAGAGCCATCCAAATGATTTTTTTGGAGAAGTGCGAACTTCACAAGGCTAATATACCTATCGTTATTGATAGGAAGAGTGTCGCTCACAACTCATTCCGTTCTTCTGCTGCTCTTGGTGGAAACCCTTATGATATTCCAAACATTGGGAATAAGGGTAATTGGCGCTCAATACACCAAGACAATATGGACTGGATTTTTCAAGAATTGCTTGATGGTGCCTACCCTGAGGAGATAATGGCTCCCTGGTACCATGTCATGGCTGCTAAAGCTGAAGTAAGAGCTAAGTCAGTTTCTGTTGACAAAGTTCGTATTATCTTCCAACAGTTTATGGAAGCTGATGCTGTCGGAGAGTACATGTCTAAACCCATTACTGAATGGTTTCGACACCTTGATTGGTACCTTCCTGGCACTAGTATGATGGGCAATCATTATCCCAAGCTTCTTCGCGCACTCAAGCACCCTCATGCGAAGAGGTACTGGGAAGACTTTCCTTGTTCCGTCGTCCCTTTGATGTATATCTATCTTGATCAAACTGCTCAAGATTGGAACTACCTTTCTGAAACTCTCGCTTTTCTTATGTTTGTTCGGTTCTTATTTTATCAACCTGACAACTCTGGCCCTGATGGTTTTCTCTCTAAGCTCTTTGGTTGGGAGTTGGCTTGGGTCTTTTGTAAGTTGATTCAATTATGGGGTGGTACTTTTTGGATCTTGTTTGGAGCCTTTTGTTCTGGTTCCAAGTGGACTACCTGGACTGACACTTGCCAATCTTTCTATATATGGCTCGTTGTCCTCCAGTGTTTGACTGGTGATGATCTCTATAATGTCACCGTTCGTCAATTGGGCATCTGTTGCTATGGTGATGACACCAGCGTGTCTCTCCCTTATGACGAAAATCGTTGGGATTACTCTACTCTTCTTGACGACGTTGTTAAACATGCTAGTCGTATGGGTTGTATCTACAAGAAGGATGGTAGTGGTGTTCTTCTTCCAACTCCCAATCACAAAGATCGGTTTTATACTCAAGTCTTTCGTTCTGACCCTCTTGATGGGTCGGTTGGACCTGAATATGTGATTTCTGATGGCCTTAAGATGCTTCAGCGCCAATTCGTCAAAGTGGACAAGTCGCTTCGTTTACTCCACCCTGACGATGAGAACTTCTTTACTGCTCTTCCCTGGCGACCTACCGTTGACTATGTTATTAAAATTGGTCTGGATCCGAACAATTGGAAAGATACCAACGGACCATGGGTTCAATGGTACCGTAAAGCTTTTGGTCTTCTCCTTGACTCTGCTGCCAACAAGGAGCTATCCTATAGATGACGGATTGAGAAAGTCAACAGACCTGTCTTGACAAGGCACTGCGAAGC